GTTCACCATATGTTGCATACTCAACACCGAACAAAGCGTTCAATCCGGGGAGCAACTCTTTAAGTAGTTGTGCACGTGAAATAGCCATTTAAGTAACTCCTTATGCGCCAGTGGCGGAATAGTAACCATGCAAACCTTGGTTCAACTTAACCAAGATTTCAGGATACTGAGTGAAAACCACAGTCGATGTGTAAACACCAGAATTCAATGTGAATGTGGCGGCTTGGTTCAGCACAACAGAAGTTGCGCCTGCGGCAGCTGCGGTATCCACAAAAGAACCTGTCTGTGCAACTTGACCGTTTGTGGTCAACACAGAAACGTCTGTACCAACTGGCAATGCGAAAGGCAGGGCACTCACGGTCAAGGTAGTTGTACCTGAACTGTAAGTAGCTGTACCCAAATCAACTGCTGTGTCATGAACAACATCAATCATGCGCAAAGGCAGAGTGGTGGTGACAGGAGTGTCAACAGGAGCCAAAACTGCGTTAGCAGAGTTGCCGGTATTTGTATTGCCGGTGTTGTTGATGGCTGACAGGTTAGTGCCAATCATCGCCAAAGCGCCAGATGCAATAGTAGTACCAGAAGAACACACAACCGCTTTAAACACAGCATCAGGATCATCCGACACGTAGGCTTGGCAATCACCGGCTGCGGTGCTTGCTGGCCAGTATTGGCTGAACTGCTTTTGCTTAGTTACAGGGTTAGTGAATGTGCAACCCAAGAAGATACCGACGGTCTGGTTCAAACCAGTGCCGGAAGCAACTGTGGCGCGTGTGGCAAAGCCACGGGATAGAACAACGAAATCACCATAGAAGATGTCGGTTGAGTAACCGTATTGGATGTTGTACATGCGGGTAGAACCTGCAAATACTTGACCGCCAATCAAATTCAATGGCTTTAGCCCGTAAGGGGCGCTAACGACTGGGTATGCCATTTTTAAGCTCCAAAAAGATTAAGTGCCTTTGCCAAAGCTTGTCGTGGATTTACCTTCTTTAAAGATGGGCATCCGCGCGTCGCTTTGACGCATTAAACCGTTGTCTACAGCATCTGCTTGAGCTTTAGTTTGTTGACCGTAGAAATGTTTCCGTTGTTCAACATACTCAACAGGTGACTTGCAAAGCAACAGCCCGTCAATCTCGATATTGTTTTTGAAACGACTATCAGGATCAACTAGCAGTTGAAACTTCGGTTGCTCCTCAATTGCTACCGGCTCCCACCCCTCACGCATTTTTGCGGAGAAGTTTTTAGGATCACGCCTGCCACTGAAAGAAATCCGAATCCATCTGTACGCGTAGCCCGGAGCCTTGTCAGGCTCTGGCAGTAATTCCGCAGGCTTCCACTGCTGGGGACGCTCTTGCATTGAACGACTAGTCATCTCGCGTTGTAATCTATTTTCAGTTGTTGCCATGTTAGGCCTCCATTTTCATTTTTTCACGGGCGTACTGCTCGTTAGTTAAACCAAGTTTCTTTGCCAAATTGGCTTCAGATTTACTCAACACTACCTGTTTGGAAGCAGTGCTACGCTTGGCTGGGGCCACAACAGTGGCTGGCTTTGTACGCTGAGGTTTTCCCTCATCGTTTGTAGAAGGTGCAGCGAATTCTTCTGGGAACCGCTTTTTAACTTCTTTGTCGATACTGGAGTAATACTCATCAGTACCAACGAATCCTCTACCATACCGCTCAGCAAGCTCTTCGTGGACTCCTTCAGCGTACTTACGCATCGCACGCTTGTTTTGGTCTACAAACCAAGGGTTTCTGGACACCCAGTTTGCAACCTTAGGATCCATCTGTTGTGCTTGAGGTGGAGTGGTTTGGCTAGTTTGTACATCATTTTCTTGGTTTTGTACAGTGGGTCTGAAATTTTTTGCTTTATCAAGCTTCATCTCAGCACGAACTAGCTCTTTCTGGGCTGCCAAAAGCTTATCAGAGTCCCCAGAGTCATAAGCCTCTTTGTAGCTCCGTTCAGCTTTGTCAACTTCCATTTCAGCAGAACTCTGATAAGTAGAGATTAACTCTTTCTCACCAGAATGTATCATAGACTTTAACTTTTGGTTCTCGTCTAAGATGTTCTGAGCCAGCTTCAGTGCCTCTTGTTGCTCACGGAAAGCAGCTTCTTTTGCCCTACGCTCGTCATGCCAAGCCTTCTTGTACTGCTTAAACTTGATTTTGACATTCTGAGAATAGTCTTCAGATTCGTCTACTTTCTCTAAATCATCTTTGATGTCTTCTGGCAACGGTTCAACGAACCGATCTTCAGGGGGAGTGTCATCAACAACCTCTACCTTGAAATCACCATCGTCATCACCTTCCACATAAACGTCAAGTTCAGCTTTTTCGTCACGCTCATGCGGGAATTTGTATTCTTCAAACTGTGTAGCCATAGCTTCTCCTTATTTACGTCTTATGCCACGAGGATCTTCTACAACACCTTCGATCGAATCGTCGTTGATGATGCGGAACTCGCGGTCGTGGATTACCAATCTTGTGCCTGCATGTGGACGTATCAAAACAAAGTCCCCCTTCTTGCACCAAGGGCCAGTTGGGAATTTTGCTGTGTCCGCATAACAGTCAGGGCCAAGATCGACCACAAATAAGACTGTGGTGAGAAGCTCTTCGTTACGGATAGTCTCATCAGCTTTGATGATTCCTCCGTCGTATTCTTTATCCTGTTCTGGTATTGCGCATAGGATCTTGTAGCCCGCAGGCTTTGGTAGTTGCTTTGCTTTCTCGTCCGCGTTCTTGTGCAGAATGGCTGATAGATCAACCGCTCTCCCAAGATCAAGTGTTTCACTCATCTGAGTTCTCCAAGTTTTTTGTCAGGTCTGTGATGAATCGACGTGCTGTGAGTAGACCTGTAACAACCCCACATTGTTCGCAATATTCTTCGTAGTTCTTAGCGGATCTGGCTGCTAAGTCCTCCTCGATTTGCTTTACTTTTTCGTCGATTTTGGTGGTGACAATGCCACCAAATTTCATGAGTTCGTACATCAGTCTCCTTTCTTAGTTGGTTGCCTGTTTTGGGACTGACGGGCTTGATTGCCCATTTGTTCCCTGTGTTTTGTCAACTCAAGGCCCATACGGAACCCATCTGCTTGTTGTTTGCTTTCTCTTTCAATCTCATTGTTCTGATGCTGCAATGCAAGCTTGGCTCCTTCAGTTTCCTGCTGGGCTTCAATACGCTTCATTTCAACTTCGATCTGAGCCATCTTGGCTTGCATATCCTGCATGTCTTTCTGAGACTTGCGTTGGAGGTCTTGCTGCTTGAGCTGCAACTCTTGCTGCTGCAACTGAATGAGCGGGTCTTGCTGCATCTGCTGATTCTTCTGCTGCTGGGCTTCTTGCTGGTTCTGCTGGAGCAACTGTTGTGAAGCTTGCGCAGCCATCTGAGAAACCCGGATCTCCATCTCTGGAGTCATTTGTTCCTCGTCCTTCTCCTCGTTGTAAGGAGGTAAGGCCTGACCCATCGTCTGTTCAACCTGCTTGCGATACTCCATACCCAAATGCTCAAATATGTGAGCCATCATTGCCGCTTGCAACTGTTGGGCCATCTGCGGATTCATACCCACAATACTCTGCACTTTTGGATCTTGCATCGCCGCCATGTGAACAGCAATGTGAGCCTGATGGTCTTGATAGATGAACGCCTTGACTGGTTTGTTCGACAAGATATTCATGTTCTCGGTGACAGGATCACGCGGCTTCATGTCATCTTCCATCGGCACGAGCTTCTGGTAATTCTTGATACCCAGCACGTCAAGCATCTGACGGTGTAACAAAGGCAGGTCATACAGCTGAGGCGCGGTTTGCGCCAGCTGTAATGCCGCTTGGTACTGGACAACCTTTTGAGCCATCGTCGCTGCATTGGGGTCACTGACAGGGATCACGTCCACCAAGTCGTAGTCAGACTGTTTGGCTTTTCTACTGCCATCAACTGGCTCGTAGGCATACTCCTCAGGGGTATAGTCGCGGATGATTTCTTTCAAGAGTTTGAACTCTTGCTTCATCGAGTAGTGGATACGAGCCTGCACAGCAGACATCGTCTTGAGTTGTCTCTCCAGAATCGCCAGAGTCGTGCCCACTGGGGCCTGTGCAGACATGTCAGATGTCTGAAGCTCAACAGCGCCAGCAAACTTGCGGCCTTCTTCGATGATCTGATTGAGCAACGCTGCCAGAACTTGGCTTGGCTCCTTGTATGGCAACGCCATCAGGTTATCCCTGATCGTGCCGCTTGGTACGTCTACATCACGGAACTCTCCGGGGGAGATTGGTGTGTCGTCACCTTTGGTGCGCAAGCCCCTTGTTTTGAAGCCCCCGGGGAGATTCGACAAAGTACCAGCGTCAACCAACTGACGAAGGATAGAAGTGCCAGACTTGGCAAAAGCGCCAATAAGATGAATAAGGCCAAAACAGTAGAAACCAAAGCCCGGGATATAGCCGTAATGTACAAAGTGAGTACGCTTGTGACAGTCTTCATCTTCTGGTCTCCAGTTTCTGCGTATCGCCAACACCTCGCCTGAACTCTTCTCGATGGTCACGATGTAAGGCAGTGCAATGCCTGTCTCTTCACCATCGTCGTCCGTATGCTCATAGCCTTTCAAGTCCATCTCGACCTGCATCTCTAAGAGCTTGAAGCGATCATCTTGAGAGGCTCTGAAGCCCAGCTTCTCAGCAATCTTCTTCTCCACTTCGTCCATCACATTGTTGGGTTGACCCAAGTCAATGTCTCGATAGAACCCCTCATGCTGGAGTCGCTTGACCTCGTTCTCGGTTTTGCGCATCACATGAGTTACACGTTCCGCCGCTTCCAAACTTGAAGCACCGTAAGGCACAACCACGTCTTCGGCGGGGCAGTACATCGACACCTGACGGCCCAAAGCTGGGTCGTAGTACACCTTCTTGAACGCATTACCAGCAAGGCCCAAGCCCCACAACATACGCTCATGCTCGGGTCGGTACTCGTACATCACGTCTGTCAACTGATGGTTCATGTCCTCTTGGACACGCTCAGCAGCTTTCTTTGTATCAGGAGTTTCTTTGCCAATGATCTTGGTCTTGACGGGGCCACTCGCAGGGAATGTCTCCATCATGGTCTCAGCTTGGAACTTCACAACTGCTTCAGTCAGCAGTGGGTGGTACACGCCACACGCGCCGGGCCAAGGCTCCATACGATCTTCTAGCTTCATGCCCAACAGCTCCAGACCATCTACATAGGTCTGTATCCATTCTTTACGACTTGATATATCTGTATCGTAGTCTTGCATCAGATTGCTGGCAAGATTGGCAAGCTCACTCTCGTCCATCTCCTCTGCCAAGTTCTTACTAAACTCAGCCTCATCCTCACTCTTCTCTATCTCAATCTCAAAGCCCGGCCCTGAAATCTCGACTGACTCTGGATCTTCAATCGTGATCTCAATCGGTTCCTCTTCGCCCATGCCTAACTGGTCGAGTCCTTGAGGGGCGGCGTATAAGCCTTTTGCCATGTTATTTGTTGCCATCATCTACCCTTTAAAGTTGCCCGGTTGGTACGGGCTGAATATGTGAAATCTTTCGCGGGGTGACCTGTACGTTTTACTGCACGGTCTTTCGCCCGTTCCTCAGCAGTCATCATGTTGCGCTTTTGTCCTGCTGCTGTCAGTGTCCCGTCTTCTCGCATGTGCCCACGTTTCTTGAGTATGGCGACCGCCGTGTCTTTGTTGCCGACCTGTGCTGCAAGTCGATCGACCAACTGATTCCTACCCATGAATTTCTGTGTAGCCATGTGAGTCCTCAATAGTACGCCGCTTTTTTGCGGTGCTTGTATAAGAAGTCGTCTTCCGGCTCATCAGTGTCGAGACGGATGAAGCCGCCCTGCCGGAATCTCAAGAGTGCCAGCGTTGTGGAGTCTACCAAGTCATCGTTGACTCCGCTAGGGAAGTCGTTGCATTCTTCTATGACATCTCTTGCCCATCGTCTGTCCGGCGCAAAGACCACGCCCCCTTGAAACAGACTGGAAACAGCGTTAACTCGGGCGATCTTGTCCTGCCCCTTGCCCGGGGTGAACTCGCCCACCGGCACGCCCATACGTCTCAACTCTTGGTACAGAGCAGCGCCGTTGGACTTCTTCTCGACCATGAACGCGTCCGGCTCCCACTGTTTGTACTCATCAAGCACCAAGGCTTTGAGGTCTGGGAACTCCATACGTTTCTTGATCGCGTTTAAGAGAATGATTGCGTAATTATTTGTTTTCTCGTTGAAAAACACACCCCAAACTGTCAAAGCGTTGTAGTCAGCCCGGTTTGAGGTTTCCTGCGCCGCATCCAGACTCATGATGGTGAACTCACACTGAGGAGGAATCTCATCCTCCCAGATCTGCCACCACTCCCTCTTAATAAGAGCGCCTTCCTCTGAAACGGGGTTCTGCATGTATTGGGCATTCCAATACCGCACGTCCAGCGCAGCTTTCTTGGCATAAAGCTCTTCTACGGGCCAAAACTCAGGCCACAAAGCCTCACCATCGTCCTTAATGGCTGGGAACTCGACCACTTCCCACTGATCGACACCCTCTTCGCGGTTCATCTGTGTAACTATCTGCCCAGTCAGGTCGAGTTTCGACCACCGAGTCATAACAACAATAATCGCGCCTCCCGGCATAAGGCGCTGGAGAGGGCCAGACTGAAACCACTCCCAAGCAGGAAGAAAGACATCGGGTCTTCCAGTTTTAGCGTCTTGTTCAGAATGAGGATCATCAATAATGAATAGATCAGCACCGCGCCCAGCAAGAGCGCCACCCACACCAATAGCAAAATATTCTCCATTGAAGTTTGTCCCCCATCTTGATGCCGACTTTGAGTCAGCTTGCAGTTCAACTTGGGGAAAAATGTCCTTGTAGACGTCCATTCCCACCAAATTTCGCACCCGCCGACCAAAATTCACCGCCAAATCAGCAGTGTGAGAGGCCATGATGACCTTTTTGTGGGGGTGTTTGCCCAAAAACCATGCTGGAGCAAGGTATGAGATCAATTCCGACTTCCCGTGACGGGGTGCAATATTTACAAT